CTTCGTTGTAAGAATCCACAAGGAAGCTTCTTCTTCAAGACATCTATAGGGATATTACCATCAATACAACTGTTAAGATGAGCAAGATAGGCTACATCAATACCACCCTCAAAGTCCTCTTGTCTGAGTCTACGCCTCTTCAAGGTGTGCATAGTGCTTTCAGATTGTTTAGACATAAAGATTCTGTATGTGTCATATTGAATCCAAAAATCCAACGGTGCTCTGATGTCTATCCACACACACATACTTTCAAGAAACTTATTATGCCCTACCCCTACAGGTGCTAGTTTCTCAGCGACTGTAGGCATAAGGTCTACAGGTTTATTGTAACTAAGAGATAAGCCAAGCATTGCTTCTTCAAACCCCGACTCTTTTAGAATCTTTACTTCCATCTAGTCTCCTTTATAAAGAAGATGTGAATTCCACCAATAGATATACTTATTGTTTTCTTCCATCTGACTCATTAATCCATCTAGATTCTTATCTACAAAATCTTTGTTATATAAAGTAAAAGAGTTACCACTCTGACAGAGAGCGAAGTAGTCTACCCTCATAGGAATATCTTTTACAATGTGTATTGTAACCCCTGTATACCCTTTAAATCCCATAGAGATTCATCGTTTCTCCAGACAGAATCCTGAGATGACCTCTACAGATTCTATATTATCTGCTCTAAGTGCTTGAAGAAAATCATTAAGATCTTCCAGTGACTTGAATTTATTTGAGAACTTACGGTTAGGTTCTTTCTCTACCCAAATCAGCCAGTATGATGGATGCAAATTGTTTTCCTTTTTATTTAGTATGTTGGATATATGATAGACTAAATTAGTGCCATAGAAAATGTCCAAACCACTAACCTGTTTATTTTTCTACAAGACTTATAAGATACTTACTGAACTCTTTAACTACTTCCTCTCTCTGATCATAGTAATCTCCACCATGAAACCCATATTCCTCTGAGAGATCTACAACGATATCCACGTATTCCATTATCTTCTCGTACTGTTCTATTGTCATAGTTAATCCATAGGTATGAGTCTAGGTACACCATCCAAGATAACACAACAACCCCTTATAGGTCTACCAAGTTGAGTCTTATTGTAAGCGAAAGGTGAGCCTTCATCTGATATTAGGCATCCTACGTCCACTCCGTAGATCATATCGGTTCCGTTATTAAAACCACTGGCAGAAAAGCGAGTGTGATGATGACCAATAGCAACACTTCTACCAAGTTGTTTAGCTGCACTCAATGCACCTCCGTCTACTGTATGAGCAAAGATCCAGTGAGACTTATATTTCTCTGATCTAATCCTAAGTCTATCATGAAATCTCCAAGTGCTAGGAGCACCTATCATTTCCCTATAAGGGACTATAGATTCTCTAGGGATACCAGCCACTACAGATTTCTTATACAACCTTTCTGCATGATTTGAAGATAGAACTTCCATATTAGGAAAGAGATAACTAAGTTTTGCTATATCCTTTCTACCTTTCTTCAACTCTGAAGACCACGTGTCAGGATGAGAGAGATCTTTGGGGTAGGAAGAAACTGAATAGAGATCTAAAAGGTCTCCCATACATACAACTCTATCGGGGTTATACAAATCTTTTTGTGCTTTTAGAAATTCATACCATCCTTTCACAGCATATGGAAAGTGTGTATCTCCAAAGCAAAGAACTACATTGTTATTATATTTCAAAAAGGTTCCTCTTATATTCTCTAACCTGATCTATATTCCATCTCCCCTTACAGAGATCTCTAGGCACCTTATCAGCATGGAAATATAGGAAGTTATTCTTTCTACTCCATTCTGCAAGTGTCATAAAGGTCCCATCCTTTCTCTCCCGACACTGACCATAAGCCTTCTTATCAGGATCGCTGAAGATAAATACAAGCTCCTTATCTGGATTATCTCTAGCTACTGCTATATACTTCTGGCAATCTGAGTGACCCTTGATGAAGTAACCTTTCACTTCTATAATAATATCAGGCTGCTGCGGGTGTATGAAGTCAGGGTTATATACATGAGGTACTGTATATTCTATACCAGATCCTTTAGGTTCATAGAGATATTCTGTCAGTACCCTTGTAGCAATCTTATGTTCTAGTGTACTTTTAAATGGATTAATTTTCCTCCTGCTCAATATATTTCCTCCATGAAGGTTCTCTATTCTGTAAGATCCACAACAGCTCACAGTTCTCTGACATAAACTGTTTCCAATACGAACCAAACCTTGACTGATATTCTTTACGTACTATATCAAACATTTCCCTGTCAGAACTCTGTGAGGATACCTGTTTAACCGCAGCACTCTTAGCACCTACACCATATAGTCCTAAGATATTATCTGTACTATCTCCTGTTAGCACCTGTGAGTAGAAAGATCTGTCAGCATCCACCTCCTTTACCCAGTAGCATTGTTTATTCTTCCAGTTATAATGAAGACCAGGAATACAATTTAGATCCTTATCTAATGTAACTATACAATCCTTTTCAGGATCATGACTTAGTCCTATAAGATCATCAGCCTCTATCCCTGAAGATACCTCTGCATTGTAGACATCTACAAGAAGTTGTCTAGCACTATCGTAGTGGAAAGGCTTACTTAAAGATACTCGATTACCCTTATAAGGTTGGATAGTAGCCTTCTCATACCTGAAGTTACCCTTCCCTGATAGGTACACCTTGTAGTCACAATCAAGATGCTCAATGATTTCTTCTAGGTATGAGATGATAGAGTCTCTACACTTCTCCCATGGTTCTGGGTCCTTATAGTGTGTGATACAACTATCATCTACTCCATCGTCTTTAAGGATTTGATTCAGTAAGAGCTTAGAGTCAAAGGTCTCTCCCTTATAGACCCACTTATTACCCTCACAAACACCTGCTACTGCGTAGACAATAATGTCTCCATCTATGTGCCCTATCATGTTGGCTTTACTATTTCCTCATAGAACTTACAGCACCTAAAGGCAGCCTCAATCTTATTGAACCTGTACTTTCCGTCAGGACTGCACCAGTTTCCTTTCTCCCTATACCACCCTCTACACTTGATATAATTAAAGCACCTCATATATGTAGATTCAAAACCTTTTAGTTCATCTACATCTATCATCTTCACCTCTCCAGGTTTCTCAACGAACCACCAATTGAAGGTGTGAGACAGTCGAGACCTCACACCTTTTGTAGGATTAGGCACTATACATTACCAGTAATAATGCAATAAACATTCTCTAATACCTTGGCCCCTAAGAAACTTTGAAATCTCTGGATAGTCCTCCTCCTCATCAACAACAAATGGAAAATAATTAAAATCATTTCCTAGTTCGTAATCCATCCACAATTTTTCAACATCTTCTTTAACTTCAGGAGGGCAACAAAAGTCTTGGGAGTATAAAACATACATACTCTTTATACACTCTTCCATGTTAGTACTCATCTACCGTAGTAGGTGTAGACTGAGATACTCCTTCAGTAGTAGACATCTGACTGAACTCTTCCCCGTCAGGCAACCTTTCACTTACCTTACCATCACCATAAGGTATAAGGTTAATTACTTGTACTGCCTGGAAGTCAGCGTTAGTTCCCTTCTTCCCTTTATATTCCCAGTTATATGTAGCGTACTGTACAACTACATCAGATCCATTACCTATGATGGAGTCTACAGGTTCCCTATTAGCGTCTACTTGTTTAGGTACAGGATTGGGTGCTCCTGTCTTCTTATTAGTTACATTACGTTTGAACTTATACTCGAAGACTCCATCATCATTCCTACGTACTTTAAGCCCTACAGCTTTCAACTTAGCTGCTTCATCATCTTCCATCTGAATAGTAATACGATAGACAGGTTCAAATTTAACATCAGGTTTCTGGATGAAAGACCAAAATGATTTACCTTTACACAATGGCATATATTATTCTCCTTTAAATCGTTTTAAAAGTGCTTGTTTAGTTTCTGTAACTCTCTTATGACCCGAACCTAAAGCTTTTCCTGCAGACCTCACTCCCTCATTACCAATGATGCACCTCCAATACACCTCTCTCTCAAAGGAATCTTTAGGTTCTAACCTCTCTATGAGTCCTGTGTCATTCTCATCTCCATCAATAAGTAGTTTAGTGAAATCAGGAGTAGAGAACTCTTCACGGTCTCTCTCCCCACAATCTGCTATATAGACTTCGTTGTGCTCCTTCTCTACTATCTTAGTTATCTCCTTCTGCATCTTCCCTCTCATCCTTGCAGATGCATATGTCCTAAAGAGTACTAACCTATTAGGATCATAGCGTTCTGCTGCTTCTACAAGGGCTATAGAAGCTACACCCATTAGGTCTTCTTTATGTGGTTCAAACCTAGAGTACTTCCTTTGCTTCAGGAATGACCGTACTACTACACCTATCAGAGACCAGTGAGCCTCTACCATTTCTTTTATTTTGTCAGACATTCCCTCGCCTTAATGATCCTTGCGTTAGTATTGGTGAGTTCTTTCTCAAGCCATTCAAGTCTGGCGAAGAGTTCTGAAAGGTCTTCATATAAAACCCATTCTCCATTCTCATTAGACTTAAAGGTTGGTTGATCAGACCCTTCAGTATCTATACTATACTCACAGTCTAGTGTGTATCTATTTGAAATCATCTACTATCTCTTCGTATAAAGTAACATCAGTTTCTGGATTTTTAATATAAACAACTACTTTGAAATTATTTCTTTGAATCCAATCCATAGCTTTCTCTTTTGTTGAGAAATATATTTCAGTATTTCTAGAGATCACCCAGAAGTTGTAAGTATCATGCTCCCAAGTTTGAACTACATAGACCTTCTTCATCTCAACTCTCAAATCTAACAGCCACTTCCTGGTCAACCCAATCACGAAAATCAAGATCTTTCGGCCAGTTGTCATTTTCTTCTCCAATTATCCACCTAGTCTCGAACTCGTCGAGTTCTTTCTTTGCCATCTGTACATATTCTGATACTGTCATTTTAATCTCCCTATTAAATTAATGAACCTCTGCCCATGACATTCCTACTTTACATTCAGCCTCTACAATTTCTTTTATTTTGTCAGACATTCCCTCGCCTAAAATTAGAATCTACCCAGTAGTGTTTAACAGATACAATTAGGTTTCCTTCTTTGTACTTCCTTTTCCTTGCAGCACTAGTGAATTTATCACCACCTAATGTATCTAAAGTTCTAAGAAGATCTCGAAAGGTTGCTCCGATTTCCATTTTTGTTTTACATCTCCCTTCTAGAACCAGAACACCATTAAAGAATACCCTACACCCATATCTCTTTCCTGTCCACGTAGCTTTAGTAGTATACATGATTAATGAACCTCACTCCAGTTAGCACCTACTTTACATTCAGCCTCTATAGGAACCTTCAGATTATAATAGGTTCCTGCATCCCTTGCAGATTGTAGAAGAATCTCACACGTATCTTCTACATCTACATCCAGTGTTCTATATTCTAACTCATCGTGCATATTAATAATCTGTGTTGCATCTAGACCAACCTGCAAGATTCTTGCATTAGCTATTAGGTCCCATCTCTTAAAGATAATAGCAGCAGAGGATTGAATAAGAGCATTGAGTAGCTTATGTCTTCCCCTTATAGATAACCTTCTACCATCAAGACCTACAAGACACTTGTTCTTTCTGTAATATTTCTCTAAAGAATCTATCAGACCTTTAAGGCCAGGGTTTGCTGCCCAGAATACTGCCATCTTCTTTTCTGATTCTTCTAGAGAACAGTCAAGGATACTGGCAAGCTTCCTGGCAGAGGCTCCAAACATAACATTAGTGTTCAGTAGTAGTCGCTAATTACTACCCGGAATTATATCCAGCTTATAGTTTCCTATAAGATCAGACTATATCATCAACAGTATCAAAGATACTGAAGCCCACCGCTTCCCCCCGCTTGGAGGTACTCCCTCTCGGGATAGTCGTTGCACTTTCTCTATGGTATGTATATATACAGCAAATGGTGTTTCTTTAGAGATTAGTTCAGGATCACCATATCCGATAAGGACTTAGGCTTTCCCTGAATTCAATGAGTTTTATATGCGCTCATGTATTAACGCATAGATCCATGTCTTCGCAGTATTTCTTGAACACCCTAGAAGATCTGCATTGTACTGATGAGAGTCCTCTACAGAGTTCATATGATTCCAGTAGGCACCTCCATCAAACTGTGATACGAAAT